TTATTTGTTTTTACATTGAAATAAATACTCTTGATAAATAGTTTTTAAATCTATATCTTTCTTGTCTACTTTTCTATAAAAAGCTTTTAATTTTTTTGTTTCGAGTAGTCCAGAGAAGATTTTTTCTACAGCTTTCTTCTTCCCCTCAACATAACATATATATTTAAAATCATTAAAGCTGTATTCTCTCATGTCATAAGCTCGCAGAAAACAATATCTTCTATATTAATGTCAATTATTCGTTCGTCAAAGCGCTGTAATTGAACTATATTTCTTTCGTGATCTAAATAAACAGGAACTACATACTTGTATCGCACATGATGATTGTTCTTTAAAAACAGTACTTCTATTGACCAGTTACGCTTAAGTGCATCTGCTAATACTATTGAATGTTCTAAAATATCATCAAATAAGTTATACATTTACTTCACCTCTTGACAACATTATACGAACAAACGTTCTTAAAATCAAGTGTTAAAAAGTGTTGTATTACATAAAAATCTATGTAATAATATTCACATGAACGATTTTCGTTCATTATTTCATTCAACTATTAGCTGTTTGACATCCCGTTTTACATCTGAATATAACAGCAACCTCGAATTTTTCGGGGTATTTTTTTATTTTATAATAAATTTAATAAAACTATTGACTGCTACGGATATTCGTAGTATACTATGTATATAGTAAAGGAACGGGAGGAATACACAATGTATAACAAATCAGAAATCATGCAACAAGCCTGGAACTGGTTCAGAGATAGTAGCGTTTGGTTAAGTGATATCGAATGGGTAAGTTACACAGACAAAGAAAAAACTTTCTCCGTTTGTTTAAAAGCTGCTTGGTCTAAAGCGAAAGAAGAAGTTGAAGAATCTAAAAAAGAAAGCAAACATATTGCTAAAAGCGAAGAGTTGAAAGCTTGGAATTGGGCTGAAAGTAAACTAGGATTACGTTTTAATATTTCAGATGATGAAAAATTTACTAGTGTAAAAGATGAAACTAAAATAAATTTCGGTTTAAGTGTTTGGGCTTGTGCAATGAAAGCAGTTAAACTACACAATGACTTGTTTCCACAAACAGCAGCTTAAAATTATATTATAGAAAAGGAATGTGATTAAAATGACAATAACAACAGCACAAAAAAGATATTATGACGCGATGAATGAATTTGAAGCAATTATCAGTAAAGAATTAGAACAAACACCAGCGTTTTCGCAGGATTTACTTAATGACTCTGACTACTTAGTTATTACAAAAAATGAAGCGTATGCAGTAGCCCTTTGTATGCTTGATGATGACAAACTATATTTAGATGAAACTTTAGTGCAATCAACACGATTAGATATTGAAGATGAAACTTATTATATTAACTTTGTAGTAACTAATGAAGATGATTTTAAACTAGCTACAGATGAAGATAAGGAAAAACACGATAAACAAGAAGTAATTATAAAAAGCGAGTTGAACTAAAAATATGTCAATAAAACTATTAGATGAATTCTTAAAAAAACACAGTAAAACGAGGTATCAGTTAAGCAAACTGACTGGTATCTCGCAAAACACATTGAACGATTACAATAAAAAAGAGTTAAACAAGTATTCTGTTTCATTCTTGCGCGCACTCTCAATGTGTGCAGGAATATCTACATTTGATGTTTTCATCGAGCTAGCAGAATTGGAAAAAAGTTATGACGATCTTGCTGGATTTAAACACTTATTAGATAAGTATAAGTTGTCATTTCCTGCACAAGAATTTGAGTTGTACTGCTTAATTAAAGAGTTTGAATGTGCGAATATTGAAGTGCTTCCTTTTACATTTAATAGGTTTGAAAATGAAACGCATGTAGATATAGAAAAAGATGTTCGAAAAGCACTGGAAAATGCTATCACTGTGTTAAAAGAGAAGAAAAACGAATTGATATAACAAATGCGCTAAGCTTATGTTTAGCGTGTTTTTTGCATAAAAAAAGCCCTAACGTTTGGTTAGGGTTGGTTAGTTTTTATTGAATTCTATTCTTCCATCTTTTTCCAAATACATAGCAATATTAATAACTGGTAAATAAAACGCTGGAAATTGGTTAGAACGACTTGTCAAATCAGAAACCAAAGACCTTATATAGGGGTATAAAATAGCTACGGAGTTGTTCTTTAAATAGCTATCAAAACTAATTCCTTGTGCCTCATCATCTTCAAAAGTAAATATACCTTTGATACTTGCCTCTATGAAAAACGGTTGATTATCGTCTTCCAAACTACCTACGACAACGTTCAAAGCAACCAATGCTTCTTTATTGCTAGCGTTAATTTTCGCACTAAATTCTGTACCTAAATTAATATCAGTTGTATCTGGGTTAAAATGTTTATTTCTACTATACTTAGCCTCTTCAATAAAATAATCTTCGAATGTTATTGCTGCCATATCTATGCCGCCTTTGTGTTTACATTAGATTTAATTTTTTTATTAGATTTATCAATGTCACTTGTATAACTATATTTTTCTTTTGTTTTATCATTTGGTAATTTTGAATTATCTTTTGATGTATACGAAATATTAAAATTAGATTTTGGGATTAGAATATATCCAGCTTGAATAAACATTTTCTCCGCTTCATCATGTGTCATATAATTTTCATTATCATCAACAAGGTCTCTTAAATTCATGCTCATCATAATCAGTCCTCATCTTCGTATTTTTACTTCGTCCTTATTTAATACTTGCTACTACTTCTTTATCCTTGATACACAATTCTGTTCCATTTCTTATATTGGAAATTTTCATTTTATCATCAAATTTAGTATATGTTTTCTTTTTTATCACTTTTGGTTGTAAACTATGTCTTTTCAAAAATAATTCAATAGCTATACCATCCAAGCTTCCTCTTTTGTTGTCTCTAGTTTTTATGGCATCATAATTTTTATGTATATATTGAATTGCAGAATTCATATAATCATTTAATTTGTTTTCGTTGTGCTCTTCATCAAGATCTAACAAACTGTTTTCTGGGCAATTAATTATCACTTCTAATACTTGATGTTCTTTACCCGGTTTGTATTTTTCCGCAATCTTATTTGCATTTGAAGCTGCATCGTAATAACTTTCTTTTTTATATGCATATACCCCACAACCTAAATCTCCTGGAACATTCTTACAATTAGTTGTATATTTAGTAAAAATGAATCCATTTTCCCGAATACTCTCTGCGTCTTCTTTTCTGGTACCATGATAAGCAATCATCTCCATAGCAATCGTCCTTATATGTATATTATAACCATCTTCAGTCAATTTATCATATTATGTTAATGATTACAAGCCAACCCCCTCGGTTTAACATAATTAAAATACCTATGTAACCAATGAAATATAATTACAATGCAAAAAAAGAACATTCGTGCTTATATCCTTCGCATCTATTGATATATAGCCAATTTAATGAAGCGGATTTCAGCAGATTAGGAAATTTTAATATTACAAAATACCGTTAATTTTATAGTAACTTATTTGCTAACTTTCAACGTATCACAAAAGTATCCTTTTTATACAAAAAAATACCCCCGCAAACGCGAGGGCATCAAACTAGATTTTCTTAACAAACTTCTTGTTTGCAGTTAGGTAGTAACCACTTTTGGTTTTTAATCTTGGTGTACCTCCCTTTGTTTTCGCCATTCCGGCGATAGTGAAAATAGTCCCCGGAGGATATGTCCCGCCCATTTTATGTTTTTCTGTAAAGTCTACAGAGTCATATAGATCACACTGAACAAGCGTTTTGATTTTTTTGGGGTTTTCTGTGTAGTAAGTGTTATTACTAGCAGGCGTATGAGGTTTCCCCGCTTTCAATTTAGCTAATAAAGTTGTATTTTGCGAAGCTGTTCCAGTGTAGTTCTTGATTCCGTAACTGCTCGCTAGTTTTTTACGATTCGCAAAGCTGGAATCTAGTTTATTCATATTCATGTAATCAACTAATCCCAAGCTGCTATTACTTTGCGTATTTGGCTTAGCTGGAACATTTGCACTAGCCCCTTTGCCAAAGGTGTCCGTTCCATAACCTTTGTATTCAAATTGCAAGTGCGGATTATCAACAAAACCGTCCCAATCACCGCCCCAAGTAAATCCTAATGCTTTCGCTTTTGCAATAAATTTTTTCGCATTTGCTGAGCGATAAGCCCCCCAATTAACTGTGTTCCCTTTTGACATAACAAAATCTAATGCTTGCCCTACGAGATGGTAAGAACGCATTGTTTGACTCGCTCCACTTGCGACATTAGCGGATTGTTGCTCTTTTGTCCTAATCGTTTCATAAATTAATACTTCAATGCCGCTATTTTCCGCCCAGTCGAGAAGTTTTCTCGCCGCCGCTTTGGTGTTATTCGCTAATTTATTTACATTTGCTAAACTTCTACTATAATAATAACTTGTCATTATTTATCATCCTTTCGTGGTTCTGTATACTCTTGCGCTTGAGCGCTGTCCTTACTACCCGCAGTTGTAGGGTCAATAATTAAACCCCACGCCGCAAATACACCAGTAATAACTGTAATCAGTTGTTTTAACAACTCGTTATAATCCCATGTTACGTTAAAAACGAGCAACACAGCTTGAATAATAAAGAAAACCGCTGCTATCATCGCAATCACCCATGTTTTGTTTTTGAATCGTACTTTCCAGTTAATTTTCATTATTTTTCCTCCTTCTCAGTTTTCGCTATATACTTCCAAATCGCTTTATCCTCCCGCTTCAATAAAGCGATTTCTTTATCATGATCGTTTTGCTTCTCTCTTAAGCTGATGCGGTCTTTTTTGCTCTCTGACATTTCTTCTCTCAGACTATTTAATGTAATGTCAAGCGAATCAATCATGTTTCTCAAAGGTGCGACTAGCGCCCACCTAATCACAAAACCCACAATCGCAGCGATTAAGCTGATTAACCCTATTAACTCGCCTACACTCATCCCTGCTATTGAAATACTCCCCAGTGTCAATTTTCATCATCCCATCTGTTTTTGACATAAAAAATAAGCCTTATTTGGCTTCAATCTAAAATATAAAATAATTGATTTAACGCGAAATACGTAATACTAGTGTCCGCAGGTATAAATCCCATCGCGTTACTAGATGATGCATGCACTCGTCCGCCGCTTGCTTTGTTCGTTGGTGCGTAAGCCATCGCGGTTTTCGTTGTTTGGACCTCGAAAGGAACAGACGCAAAAGCATTATTTGTAGAGGTCCATGCGGTTGATTTTTGCACTTGCCCCCTGAAAAAGGCAATTCTGATACCAAAGATGCAAATAATTCTAAATTGAGGAGTATTCCCTTCTGCTGTTGAATATCCAGAGTTCAATATTAGGTTCTGCCAGGATGTTGAATAAAACGAATCTGCATCAATTGAAAGCTTAATATTTCCATTCTCATTAAACTGCAGAGATTTACTAGTTAAAATAGAATTTCCTAGGCTACTTTCCCCGGCAACATCGATTAGTTTCTGCGCAACTTTGTATCCGCCTAATGTACTGATGATGCTTTCTAATACTGCCGACCCTATACCCGTAGGCAAATATGAAGTTGAATTGAACCCGTCATCATTCATTTTGACAGTTCCAGTGTAAAGATTATCGTCGCTATCTTTGTAATTTATGTTATGAATAAATTCCGCACCAGTAATGCTACCACTCTTCACATCACCAAGCTCGGCAGTGATAGCGGAAAGTTTACCCACACGCAATGCGTTGTAATCCAAAGGTAATTCTACCCAACTATTCCCGTTCCAAGTAAAAACACCAACAATTGTTTTAGTGTTTTCGTCTATTTTAAACCATGTGTCACCTTCGACTGGAGCGCTTGGCTGAGTTTTATCAAAAACCGGTTTATGATTACTAACTGATTCAATCAATGCATTGTTCGCAACGGTAATCGCCTCTTCTATTTTTCCGTTAATTTCTGGATCTGCTTCCTTAATATCTAATGTTTGACTCACCCATTTTTCTCCATCCCACCTTCTCAAAACATTTGGTGTCACACTACTATCCATCCACAGTAAATCGGTGGTTGGGTTTAACGGTGCTTCACCAGCTACTATTGCATCATTAATATCTGTTAATGTTATTTCCGCTGCTGCTCTAATTGTCATTATCCAACATCCTTTCTTCTGGCATAGCATAAATACGATTGTATCGTTTGCCCGCCTCTCCTTGCCCTAAATTTAGCTGCATCATTCGTTTGCCATTTGCATCAAGAAATGGATACGCTCCTTCGCATTCGTTAGTTGAACCTTGTGCAGGATAGTATTTTTTTTGAAAAACATGATGATAAACTAAACTATTATTAATCATATCCCAACACCAAACTTGATTTTTATCAGTGCCTGTAAAACTCCCTCCGGCTGACAAATACGCGTATGGAAACATTACATGCATTCCTTGCAACGTATATAAAGTAGTTGTAAATCCACAGTCTTTTGTCCTAAATGTATATAAAGGAGCTATTCTGCCGGCTAATAAATCAGACTTTTTAAAAACATTAATACTTAAATTTGAAACGCCTGGACTCATAACTACATAGTCGCTTGTTTTATCGTATGTTACTCGGAAACCGTCAGGCGCTTCAAGTTTAAATGCCATCGACTCATCGTAAAACTGTTCTTTCAAAGGGACATATTTAAACATTGCTATCGCCTTCTCTGCTTGGGGCAATGGTGTTACATAATAAGACCAGATGTGCGCCTCACCAGACGAAGTGTCCACGCCAAACATAGTCCCATGTCCTCCGCCGAGAATCCACATCATATCGACGAAAGTACCATCAAGCGTAGTTCTATAAATATTGTATGATTGTTGTCCACCGACTTTACTTTTTTTACTTCCATAATATTCTTGCGACCAGTATATATAACCATTTTCCACGTCTATTTGTGCACATTGCATAACCGATAAATTTACTTCTATCCCAGCAGGGAATTCGCGTGGAAGTTCAGCATACATATAACTTTCTTCTTCATTAATCATTAATATACTAGCTTCACTTCCTTGATTGACCGAACATCTAATAGTGGCATTGATAAAAACGTCTTCTCCAGAGATATTAACAACATTACCTACGCCTATCTGTGCTTCTTCCCAAACCAAGTCGTGTGTACCGTCGTTGTTTATCTTCTCCCAAATAAAATCACCACGCTCAATACTATTCGTTATGTTTGTTTTCCCATCGTAAACTCTTGCAATAAGTTGTGTAGTGCCAGCGTTATTTTTAAAAGTAGAACCACTCGTGCTAAATAATTCTACTTTCCACGTCTTCGTTTCTTCTATTTGTTTTTTAGCTTCTTCAATTTGCGCTTGAAGTTCCCAAATAGCCAGTGGTGTGACGTTTTCCAATTCGATATAATCACCAAGAACAACCTTGTTTTTAGACGGATCACTAAAAGAAGTTGTCTTTTCTATGATTCTTGCAGATAAAGTTATATCCATGTCCAAGTCGACTACTCTTACTGTGTCTCCAAGTGTGACTTGGTGTGGCTCATAGCCTAACATCTCTGCTAGTAATATCACGTCTACCTCATATGTGGATAAAGGATGATTAACTTTTTCAAGCTCTAGTAGCGCCCAATCTTTTAAAGCTTGCGCGTTTGTTATTGTATCTTTTGTTATGACACCTTTTAAATATTCTCTGCCATCGTTATACAGCCAGTTCGCTTCATCATCATAAATGTAATTTAAACCATTATTAACTGATTTAATTGTCAAACCATCTTTACCAAGCGGGATAAGAGCAGTGTACATCGTTTTATCAGTTGTAATTCGTTTAAGACCTTGAATGTCTCTTGCGTACTCAAATCGTTTCGCAGTATTGTTGCCTCGTTCGTCAACTAAATCAAATTTATAATTAATGATTTGACCACCAAAGCTTTCTACGTAAGCATCAATTTCTGCTTTATATTCTGCAATAACTTGTTGTAATCCAGCTTGAGCCGTTATATTGTCTGCAAATTCAATAGTGCGTATTTGTCCAACAAATTCTCTCTTACCAATTGACCATCCTGTCTGTTGTAAAATATATTCAAGCGCCATGTCAGCTCTTATATCAGTCAGTAATTTATTGGAAATAATAGTTGCATTCAAATCATAAATAAATGCATTTTCTGCTGTTGCTTTGATATATCGTCCTTGCATATTTAACCCGTTTTCAGATTCATAAATACGAAATAATCGTAACTTAGCTTGTTCGTCTTCAAACAAAATATAATTACCTTCGTGAATATGTTCAGCCATTTCATGTTCTGCGGGGATGGTAACAGTGTATGTGTCATCAAAGTTTTCAAGCTTCTCATTTCTCTCATCATCCCAAAAAGGACACGAAAAAGGCATGTCATTAGATAACACGCCTACAGTTGTTCTTTGTCTATTTAGAATTGTTAACATTCTATACCTCTCCTAATATGTCGTCGGTCTGTATTCTATGGACCACTCCGCTCCTTCGCTGAAAGCCACTGGAGTTTGATAGCCACCAAAAAACGAAGGAAATGAACTTCCAATTGCTAAATTTTCCATGAACACTGAACCGTTTTTCATTATGACCCCAGCTTCACAATCAATCATAATCTCATCACCTTTATGGATAATAACCTCTGGATTATTTTTAACATCTGCTTCTGGATTAACTTTTTGTACAACCAAGTCGCAAAAAACAACATCATTGTCTTTGTAAGTTTGATTATTAAAATCTTCTGGAATATCCATTTTGGCCATGTAAATTCCGATGCCTGCTAACTTAGTAGCAAATTTGTTATTTGAGTCTTTCCATTTGTAGGTTCGTTTCCAAGCTTGACTGCCTTTATCATTCAATTTAACTATTTCCGCAATAAACAACTGTCCACGCTTTTCAATAGATAGGTTAAAGTACGCATCTGAAAATTCATTATAGTTATTTCCGACTTCATACGTTGTGTTTATTGTTTTCCAAACTTGCTTAGTCTTTGTTTTACCTTTTTCTGTATACTTCACTGTTTGTTGTACTTTTTTTGAATAAACCACTTTCGTATTCTTTTTCTTAACTACTTTCCCCTCAGTTGCAGCAAAAAGGTATCTATCTTTCGTTGTTCTCCCAATCTCTAGTCCCAAATTCATAGCTCTCCCATTTTGGGCATCTTTAATCATAAATTTACCAATGCGTTTGCTATCTTTGTCTAATAAATACAATTCTATTTTTGTTCTAGCGCGTGGATATTTTTGAGTAATATTTGCCAATCGAGCGGTGACTTTCCAATTGTCTAATTCTGACGTCAACATTCGTTTCATTACAGGACCTCTCCATGATTTGTAAGGCGCGGTTTCTGTTTTTTCACCATAGGAATTTACACGAATGGTGTTTATAGTTTGTTTAAATGAACTTGTTTTCGCAGGCTTACCATTTTCTAGCTCCCAAGTAATATTACTTTGCCCAATACCATCCCACAAAGTCATGTCATTTGCTCTATCGGACAACACGTTCTCATACATTTTCACAGCTGTTTGTCCTGTATCGGGGTCAATATCAGCCCCTAGAAATATATAATCATCATCTGTTGCAAATGATAGACTAGTTAAATCGTCGGTTGCTATCGCATGAATAATTGGACTTGTTGATTGTGAACCCGCCACTTCGATTATAGCCGGGCTTTCTGGTAAACTAATTTCTTGTTGTTCTCCATATCCACGAGGATCACTACATATAAATGTAATGGTTGTTGTATAATTATCTGTCTGTAATTCTGTTAACTCTGCCATTTGGGCAAAATGACCGTAATAAATCCATTCCGGTTCATCATCAAAGATTATTTCGCTTTCAAAACTATTAGTTTGGATGATTAAGTTATTAAGATCGTGTGCTATTTCTACTCGTTCAATTTCCGATTTCCCCATAAGCGTAATATTAATGTCAAAGCTTCTAGTACCAACGGAATTACCAAAAAAGTACCCACCGATTTTGGCAGGTACTTCTTGGATATTCTCAGTGATATTGATTGCATTTCTTTTGATACTATTAACAACTGCTGGAATGTCATTGCTATGAATTCCGGCGTACGTAAATCCTATTCTAGTCACGTTTTCTAACCCCCTGAACTCGGTCTTTTCTACTTATACGATTGTTCTGCATTTTTGTAATTGCAGGTTCCACTAAACTTCCGACCTTATTTGTGTCCATGTATACGTCACTATTTTTTTGAAGTAGTTGCATTAAAATCTGATTCTGCTGTTGAAGCAATAAAATCATGTCAGAATTGTCAGGACTATTGACAACAACACTTCCTCCATCGTTCATTCCAATGATTTCTTTTGTTTTTTTGATTAATTGAACCGCTCGATTTTTCCGAGTAAGCGGTATGACTACTTCCGGCTTATTGTTCTCAGCAACTTCTATCATTTCATTTTTCTTTACAAAACCACCATTAGCAAATCTACGATGCCCTCGTGGTCCCCAGCCTCGTTTTCCGTAGGGAAGGTCGTTTCTCCATGATGAGTTATTGAAGAACGCCAGCAACTGATCATAACCAGAAAAAATATTATTATGACCTTTCATTCTGTATGCGTTAAAAGTCTGCGGTATATATTGAAGCAAACCTTTAGCAGGGTTGCCTGATAATGTATTAACATCCACAACAGCAGATGACTGAGTTATTTTTTCATTCCCGCCAGATTCACGATGAATTTGTGCAATAATGCCTTTTAATTCACTACCGGACAAATCCACTTTCATGGCTAGAGCCGCTTTCTTAATAACACTAGACCACGCCGAAGCACCTTTCCCAGCCGGTCCTGCCACTGGCGCAGTTTCTTTAAAACCAGATAGCATTTTCTCCAAAGGTGCGCCGATACTGTTTTTTAAATAGTTCAGCATGTCAGAACCTAAATTACCATCGTTACCCATTTTAACGCCAACAGACAAGCCACCAAAAAGTTTATTTAAATTTTTGATAGGATGCGCTGCCCAGTCAAAAGCTTTTTTAGAAAAATCAACTACTTTTCCAGCTACCGCTTTTGTCCCATTCCAAGCGTCACTTAAGAAATCATTGATCGTTGAATTGCCACTTGCAAACCCAGGTAATGTTTTACCAAGTCCACCTTGCATGACTTTTTTCGAATCTGCATGATTCAAAATTTTAGTACCTGGCGCAACATGCGTTATTTCTGCACCATTCGCACCTAAAATCTGAGCTTGTGCTTTGCGTTTATTATATGCAATCTCAAATCCTTCTTCGCCAGCCATGATTTGTCCGGATGCATTGTTAGAACCTGTGTAATCCATTGCTAACTGACTACCATATGAGGTTCTTTTGCTAGTGTTTATTTTTTTTGTGTCATTATTATAACCTTTTGGCTTCCATTCAGGAATAGTAGGTAAACTAAAAAACTTTAATACTTTATTTATTCCGCCGGTAACAGAGTTAATCACACCTGCTAAATTAACTTTAAAATTATCCCATTTCGATAATGATTGACCTGTTTCCCAGTCAACTTGGTTTAAATGACCAGTAGCTTGTGATTGAGCTTGACTGACTACTTGTTCGTGCATTTCGGTTGCCGCTTTTACGGTTTTATTCTTTTGGCTCCTAGCTTTTCTTACAATATCATCATGTTGTTTCTTAGTAATAGTTCCATTTACATAGTATTCTTTATCAGCTGCAGCAACTACATCCTTATATTTCTTGTTAGCTTCTTTTACTGCTCCATCTTTTGCTCTCTTCGATTCGCTAACCACTTTCGAAGCTTGTTCTGTACTTAATTTTCCACTACTGTCTTTCAGTTTTCCTAAAATTAATTTTTGCTCTTTTGCAGACTTACTCAAAGAACTAACCACAGCGGTTTCTTGTTTTTTAGATATTGCTTGAATTTGGTTACTATATATTTGATTACTAGTTTTACGTTGATTTGCAGCATTACGTTTGATGCTCGTAATTTGCTGTTCCTCCGAAGCAGTTAAAACTCTACCTTCCTTTGCAGCTTTTGCGTTAATTGCTTTTATGTCTGCTTTCTCTTTCTTTGTAATACCAGCATTTTTAGTAGCCATATCTTCATTTAGCTTTTGAATTTGTTCATTGTTTTTCTTCACTTCATCTAATGACAATTTTTGTATTTTTGCTTGCTTCTCTTTAACCGCTTTTATGTCTGCTTCTGATAACATGCTATTCTTTGACAAAGTATTTAAATTCTTATCAGTACTTTTCTTAGTCTTCTCAAAGGATTTCTCGACTAACGCAACCATCCCATTATAATTTTTGCTAATTTTATCAGATGTTGATTTAGTGATTACATCCCCGGACATTTCCAAATACTTTAATTCAGAGATTGCGTTTTGAGACATAGTTTTATAAGAGTTTACATTTTTTGCTGTATCTTTACTAATACCTTTTCCGGAAATATCCGTTTTCAAAGGATTAGCAAACACATCTTTTATAGCCGCATATCCTGCTTTCGCCATTTTAATTTGATCGTTAATTTGATTAACTGGATTCAATAGAATAGGATGTTCTTTTGCTGAGAATGAAAGTGCATCCCAAATCAAATCGAATTTAGCTTTATATTCAGGTATTTCCTTCTGTATTTTTTTACCGAATGCCTGCCCAAATTTAGTTCCAGCAATACCTCCTATCGCCGCACCTACAGCTGTTCCAATTCCTGGAGCAATTGCTGTTCCTATAGCGGCTCCTGCTGCCCCGCCAGCTAAGCTCCCACCAGCGCTACCAGCTTTATCGCCAGCATTTTTCTTATTAATACCAATAAGTTGTGTTGCAGATAATGCAATTCCTAGACCAGGTAATGCCTTTCCAACGCCTTTCAAACCAGCCCCGATTTTTCCGAATTTGCTATAACTCGCAATATCGCCTGCCATATCAGCTGTAGATAATGCTTTTGCTCCTTTGCTTCCTTTAAAAAATGAGCCAGCTTTACCTAAGAAACCTTTACCTTTTCCTCCACCGACTGGCAAAGCATTTCCAGCAAGTTGCGTAGTCGCAGCATTAGTTCCGGCAGCGACCGAGTTTTCTGCTAACGCGGCTGTTAGTTTCTTTACAGGTGAGATAGCAGCTGCTGCTCCTTTTGCAATAAATCCAAATGCTAGTCCAGCCACCGGAATCGCTACCGCAACTACACCTGCTGTGGAGATAACCGTTTTAGTACTATCATTCAATCCATTAAACCAATCAGCTGCTTGTTGAATATACTTTCCTAGACTACGTAATACCGGTGTCAATGATGTTCCTATGCTTATTGCAAAAGTTTCAATTGCACCAGAAATTTCTTCAATAGTACCTTTCAAATTATCCATTTTCATTTTAGCTACATCGTCTGCAGTTACTTTACCCATTTCAGTGCGCATTTTTTTTATTCCTTCTGCGCCTTCACGATAAGCAATATTCCCAGCACGAACTGCATCGGAGCCAAACATAGCACCTAGCGCCGCACTACGCTGTTCAGAATTTAAGTCTTTTAGGCTACTTTGCAATAAACCAGATATTTCTTCTGCTGATTTCAATTCCCCGTTTGTATCGTAAAACGCGGAGTGAACCGCTCCAGTAGCAACTGTTAATTCTTCAAATTCCTTGTTAACTTTAGAAGCGCTTGCTTTTGGACCTGCTAAACTTTTAGCTAAATCTTGAATTTGTCCCATTAATTTATCTGTATCGTTAGAAAGTGGTTTTACACCATTTTCTTGCAATACTTTCATGGCAGTTTCATTGTCCACAATGCTTAAACCGAGAGCATCAAATTGTTCCCATGCTGCCTTTGTTGTAGGGTGTAATCTTTGTAGCATAGTTTTGAGAGAGGTACCCGCATCGGAACCTTTTAAACCATTTTGTGCGAATACTGCTAACATTGTAGATGTATCATCAAATGACAGACCAACGCCACTCGCAACAGCAGAAACTTGTTGTAAAGACAATTTCATTTCTTCTACACCAGTGGCAGAAGCATTTGCCGCACCAGCTAGAATATTTGCCGCATCTGCCACGCTTAAATTATCATCCTTAAATGCGTTTAAAACTGTAGCCGCGATTTCTGCCGCTGAAGCTAAATCTAACTCACCCGCTGTTGCTAATGAAAGCGCGCCTGAAAGCCCGCCATTGATAACATCTTTTACTGAAAGACCTGCCTTTAAAAGTTCTTCTTGTGCCTGCGCGGCTTCTAAGGCGGAGTATTTCGTATCTGCACCTTGTTGAATAGCGAGTTCTCTTAATGCATCTTTATATTGATTTACCTCGCCAGGGGACATAACAGAAAGAGTATTTGACATTTGTTGTTCAAAATCAGCCGCTTTTTTGGTAGCAAAACCTAAACCAAGCGCAACTGGAGCCATATACAAACTTCCTTTTTTCCCAAAGGCGACAAGCTTATCACCTGTTTCATTTAACTTTCTTTGATACTTGTCTAAATCTTGAGTCACCGCTCCCCACGGTGAACTTTTAACAGCTTGCTCTCTCTTGAATTTCTTATAAGATTCTGTCGTAGTATCAATCTTTCTTTGCAAATTATTGTAATTTGCAACTTCATTGTTTACTGCTTTTTGTCCAGCTGATAAAGCTTTTGGCATTTGTTGTAGTTCTTTGTTAAGTTTGTTATACGCTTTTTGATTTGAGTTGACTTCTTTTTCCGCTTCTTTTAATTCTTTTTCAGTTGCATTACCAGATTTAGAAAGCTGTTCAAAACGTTTTTTTGACTCAGTCAACGTTTTATTAGACTCTTTCAACTCTCCATTTAAAGAAGCATTTCGTTTTTCTAAATCTTTAAAATCGTTTTTAGTTTGAGAAACCATTTTGCTCTGAACAGATAACTTTTTATTAAGTCCATCCAGTTCTGTTTCATATCGAGATAAGGTTTTTTCTCCTTTGCCAAATGCCGAAAGGTTCGCTTTCATTTCGCTATTCACAGAACCGAGGGTCCTTTTCAACCCTTTCATTCCCTCATCCACTCTAGTAGCATCTAGATCTAGGTTAATCGACAATCCTTGAAGTTTATTCATTATTTACCCCCTTCCTCGATTGACATCTTGATATTGTGATACAAAGTCAACAAGTGAAACTTTGTTATTTTCTGATTTTGCTTCTTCTTTTTCGATTATCAGACGACATAACTTTTTGTATTCTTGATCGTCTGTTTCTCGAATTGTCCAGCCATACTCTTTCATGCAGTAACGCCTAATTGCATCGAGATCGGACAAAAACTCGGTAAGCGTTATTACTTTGCTTCTTCGTCTTCGTCATCTTCAACATCGTACTCTTCTGGTGAAATTTCTCGAAAGACAGACACCAAAGTATCGTTTAATTTTTTGGAAGGAATATTTTTTTTAAGAAAATCCACGCTCAAATTCTTGTCGTTAAATAATTTAACTATGAATTTCAACTGCATTTCTAGAATCATCGTTTTTTTAGGATCATCAGAAGTGTTAATGTATTCTCTAATTTTTTCTTGCATTTTCCAGTAGTCTTCTAATTCAATTACAGAGGTATCTCCTCTCTCATAAAGCTCTTTCTTTTTTGCTTCTTTGTTAAAAATTTCTAATTTAATCATGTTTTCTCCACCTTTTTTATGATTTTTGTCAATAAAAAAAGAGTAGGAGTTCACCTACTCTTAAAATATTTTATCCTTGCGGTATTACTGGTGTTTCAACAAAACCAGGAAAAGCCATTTTATAAATTTTATCTCGGAATTCTTCGCCCACAGCCATAGCAAAAACGTCCCCAGCGTCATTATAAACAAATTCGCCAGTGAGACTAGTTGCCTCTGGTTCCTTTGGTTTATCCTCAGATGTGTTTAATTTAACGTCATCTTGTCCATATTTCCCTTTTAGTAAAGCAAAGAATACCGGTTCCCCTCGCAATGTTTCACTTTCCATCACGCATGAAGCGTATGGTGGATTAGTGTTTTTCCCAACAGTTACAATACCATCTGCGTTCTTTTGACGACCTAATAACTCTTGTCCTAATTCGAAAGGTAGTTCCATAATACTAATCGTTTGCTTAACATCACCAGAACCTTTTTTGGAAATGTAGTACGGACCATTGGATGCAAAAACTTTAATAGCCTCTGCATCAAGACCAGAAATATCCGCTTCGACCGTACCACCTTTTTTATTCTTACCATTTACTTCTACTTTTTTTGTTACTTTTTCATCTTTTTCATCAAAAATACCGAAAGTCGCTTTTTCAAATCCGATTGTTGTAATCATTTATTTCACTCCTATTATTTTTATTGATATAGCTTGTATGGCAATCCACTGTATTTTCGTGCATCTACAAACCGCCCTGTTTCTGGGAAATATTCATCCAATCCACCAGCGAGTTGCCCAAAACCTATTCGTTTCATTTCTTTTCTAACTTCTTCTTGTATTTGTTTAACAATTAATCTATTGTCAGATTGTACATCGATTTGTACTAAAAAATCTTCCCACACAGCCTCGTTACTAGAAAAATTTGTTGGTACTGGAACATCTAAAGGAATGATTAACAAGAAAGTTTTGTTAGAATCACCCGTGCTTGGAAAATCATAATATTTTATTCTCTCTTCGCAAGTAGTGTGAATGATATCGTTTTTACTTAATGTCGTATATATGATGTTCAAAATATCAATCATAATTTATCACCTATTTTCTTCTGTACAATTGCCCTATAAGCTCTTTCAGATATTCTTAGTGACCTGGCAACACTACCTGTTCCGGCTGGTGTGATTTTTTTACCATTCCTTGTATAACCATACTCGTTGAGATGAATTATTTTGTACCTGTCTTTAGGACCTTTCCAGTCAATCTTTATACTTCTTACCCCATTGTCATACGAAGGTTTTTCTATATTAATCTCATCAATCGATGCACCTGTGTCTTTAAATTGAACAAATTCACTTTTAAGCGTTTTTGCAACAAGGGCTGCGCCTGCAATTAAAGCAGGGTCTACTAATTGTGGCAAGTTTTCTCGTCCAAATATACTAACTAACTGTCTTTCCAACTCTTCTACTCCAGTAACTTCTACACTCATGTTTGAACCCCCAGAAGCACATTTACAAAGCTATTACTTTGCAAGTCTGGGCTAACATCAATCACATTAAATCTTTTGCCCAAATAGCGATAATCTAATATTTCTACATAATGTTTGTTACTAACTGTATATTCACCTTTAGTGTCTCGAATATTAATTGTGACAGCTTCTTTTGTTCCCGTGCCATGTAAAATTTCTAAATCTTTCATGGATGGTTTATAAACTTCTGCAAAACATTCGAAAAGAGTAATCTTTTCTATTTCACCTGGTGAAGGACCACTTACCGGCTGATATTCAAAAAAAACAACCGGAGTACGTAAATCGCCACTCTGAACTTTTTGAGGTTTAAACTGAAACTTCATCAGATTCACCACTTTCATCTGCATAGAGAGAGAAGCCTAAGCTAGTTATTTGTGATTGAAAGTTTTCGTTGAAGAATTCTATCGAATCATTATACGCATATCTAGTACGATCAATGACCAATTCTCTTGCCCTAACATGTTCATCTACATTAAACAGCCCGCATTTTTCTTGTAAATCAGCAATAGAAAAAGATAGCAACTCTTTTAAATTGCTATCTTCGCTATTGTGAGAAATGTGCATACGCTCTTTAAATTTTTTAAGAAGGTCATCTGATACTTCCATGTACAGCACCTACTTTTTTTTATCTTTTTTTGGTTCATCCAATCGTTTTAAAAAAGAAGCTCCCAAATTGTCAGCGACTTCATCTGCACGTTTTACAGTCAATTCAATTTCAGTTCCTTTTTCATATACTTCTTTTGTTTCTTTGTCTTTGAATTTCTTTAATACTTCAAATTTAGCCATTTACAATCACCCTTCCGGAGTTTGATCTGTTGGTTTGATATTTAATGTCCACACAGCGGCAGCTTTTTCGTCTTTGGCTTTACCATACGCAAATTGTTTTGCAGCATATAAGTTAAGATCTTCAAATGCAAGCGTTTGGTCAAAAGTAGAAATATTCAATGCTCCACCAACAAGTGCATCATAACGTTTTGCAACATAAGAAATAGCTTTCTTTTCTGGAACGAATAATGATTCAATGATATTTAAATTGTAAGGCAAAGCAGTCACATACACACCGTTTGCATTTAAGCTTGTGTACTGTTTTTTAACGTCCCAAGCATCTGTAGGATTGACTAGTAACGTAACTTCACCAGCTACATTTAGTGGCTTGCCATTTTCTTTTACGGAATGATATTTATATACATCTGTTAATTCATTAACAGTTACCTTAGAGCTAGCAAATGTCAGTGTTCCAGATGCAACTTTTTCTGGATATACACCATCTACTACGTTAGTGCCTTTTCCAACTTTGCGAGTTAGACCAACAGGTTTATCTTTACCATCACCAATAATAAACGCGCTTTCTAACGCCACTGCGAACGCTTCTTCAATTTGAGTAACTACAAAACGTTTCACCCATACAGGTCCAAAATTTTCAAGGTCTTTAGGAACTACTACAAAAGCGGTTAATTTATTCTGAATAGATTCTTCTTCACTGAATGTAGCATCCAATTGTCCTTTGATTTCACCAAAGATTTTGCCCCATACAGCAAGACCACTAGTTTCGGATTTTAAGAACTTAGTACGTAAACCGGTTGTACGCATTCCAATAGATGCAAGGAAAGGATGTTCAGTTGTTAGATCTTCAAAAATTTCATCCACGACTGTTTGTGGTAGCAATGTTTCTTCTTTGTAACCAACTTCTTTATTAATATCATTGAAGAATTTAATTTCTTCATTCGTGATATTTTTGTCTGTTCGGCTAGCTGAAATATACTGGTCCGCCTCTTGACGCGCTTCTTTTTTGGCTTGATCCATAATATCAGCAGCCATTGCATCTACCATTTCCACATAAGCCTTGTTTTGAATTTCTTGTGTCTCTTCGTTTTTAACAGTATTGACAAAAGCTGTTCGTTTTTCCTCGTAATTTACAAGGTTGTTTTTTAATTTGATAGTCATAATCTATTTCCTCCTATTTTTTAGTATTAAAAAAGAAACCGTTTGAAAGGATGTATATTTTCTTTTTTCGGCTTCTCTTCTTTATCATTTGATTGTTCTAACTTATTTATTACTTTTCCCACAATTGCATCGATATCTAACTGCGGCGGTTTTATATTATTTATGATTTTTTCAATTGCATCCTGTGGGATTACCGGCGAGAGACTGGCAACTAACTGCGGTGCTTTTTCATTAGAAAACATTACTTCATCAGCAAAGCCAGCTTCTACTGCTTGTTGTGCGTTAAACCAAGTAGTTTCGCCCATAAGGTTTAATAGTTCGTCCATGTTCTTTCCAGTCTTGTCCATGTAAGCATTTGCCACAGATACATTGAAACCTTTTGAAACCTTTGCTTCATGTTCAAGATCTCGATAATCACCAAATACTCCGGAAGCGACATTATGCACCATAATTTGGGCTGTGGGACTAATTTCCACTTTATCTCCTGCCATCGCAATGACCGAAGCCGCACTAGCAGCTATACCTACAACTTTCACATTTACAGTTCCGTTATATCCTTTCAATGTAGTATAAATTTCACTACCAGCATATACATCACCACCGCCAGAATTGATAATCACATCAATCGATTCATTGTTTTCTGGTAAAACGATGTCTCTTGGGCTAGTACTTTCCATATCAAGCATGTCATAAATCCATTTTTGATTATTTGAAATAATCGTTCCTTTAATCTCCAACTTCATTCATTCTCACCTCCTTCATCAGCTGACTGATAGTTTTTAGTAATTAAATATTTATCTAATTCCGGATTATCTACTCGTTCAGCGCCCAATAATTCTCGAACTTCATTACGATTAAATGAACCAGAAGCAACCAACTTATCTACAGCTTCTGCATTTTCTATAATGTCTTTTTTGTGTATGATTTTGATATGTTCACCTGCTAAAAACTCGCTAGAAGTAAATAATTTAGCGTTTAATTCGTCTTCTAGTTTTTTAGTGAGTGGATCAATACAATATTCCATATAAGCTTTCATATTGTTACTCAAGTCTGCCATGTCACCATGCAATAAAGAAGAAGGAATGCCGAGAATACTTGCCACATAATCAATCATTTCTTTACGTAACTTTTTAACTTCATCAAAACTTTGACTATTATTCACGCTTGTTGTTCCAAATTCTTCATAATTGAAGCCTTCCAATTGAGGAACAATCGCAATTTCGTTGTTGCTAAACGAGGCGTAGACTTTGTCAATGTATTCTTGTAGCTTTATTTGTTTATCTTTATCTGCAACGCCTGCCATTTTGAAGTTGACAGCTCCACGAATTTGAAAGTTGCGCATTTGTGCGCGAATCATTTTTCCAAACAACTCTCCATAATCCTCGAACATCCCATCTGTGAATGCCGACAATCGTTCATTTCCATATTCTAAGAAAATAACATCATCCATGCTGAACTTTCGCTCGTAACAATAATTTTTCACTGTAACTCCTTCGAAAATGTCTGGAAATAACGCAAACTCGTTTCTCACATAACTATCAGCAATTAAAAAATCGTCTGTATCTGAAAGGACAATTAAGCACTCATTATCATAAATTAGCTTATAAATCACTTTCTCCCAAAATGAGCTTGAACTCATATCTGTATTTGGACGAATGTTTAACTTATAATACAATTTATCCCGCACGCTAATTTCTCCATTTTTTAACCTAAAATCAGATTTTGCAATGGTTCTCGCGATATGTTTTACACATGTATTTAAAGCCATTTTCTTTAAATATACTTTTGTAGTTTTGTCCTCTAAAAAGTCTAAATCCCACATCCACTCAATTTCTTTGTTTCTTTTAAACAGTTCTGTAAAGAGTCCCAATTTATCACCTCCTTGTGCTATAATCACCTTAAAATAGGGAGGTGATTATATTGCGTTTAAATCAAGACTGCGTTCGTCAAGTTATGCTAGATATAGAAGAAAGAATGCCTTATGGTGGATATTTAGCCTATAATCAATTGTTAGACTTTAATGCACACAAGCAATTTGGTTCAGATGACGTAAACTACTGTATAGAAAAGTTAAGCGAAGCTGGTTTCTTAACAACTAGAACTTTCATACAGTCGGGTTCTAAATACGATGTTTCAATAGAATCCATTACCTGGCAAGGTCATCTATTTTTAGATAATATCAGAGACAATGAATCATGGAAAAAAGTAAAACAAATAGCTGACAAAGTTGCTTCTGCTTCGCTGTTAGTAACTGCAGAACTAGCAGGAAAGTATGCACTTTCCACCATATCAAAACATTTAGGTCTATAGTTATTCAGCTTAAAACGCAATCGCGTTAAGCATGTTCAATACCTCTTCTACATCAATATCTTCTATTTCATCCGCACGCCAAAGAGCATGGACAAAAGCCTGAAATCCATCAGTTTTACGTCTATGCTCGTCTTTTTTAAGATACTCTTTATTCCCATCCGGTTTGATTTTCACTGCAACATTATTTGTATACCATCGCATTAACGGATTATCTCCAAACACAATACGATGATTAGCAAATAGTGTTTCAATTCGCGGAGCTAGCAAACTATGAGCTGCACGTGGATTTCTAATAATCTCCAGTTCGAATCCTTCTGCTTCAAACAGCGGGCGCATCAGGTCCATTCGGAAATTATCTCCAATTACTTTTTGAATACCATATGTTTCTCGCATTTCAACAAACCAATTGACCACATGACGAGGGTCGATTGTAGGTTCATCTACAATGGTCAATAATCCCTGTTTTTCCCATTCTTTAATGGGTGGTTTAAGGTTTGCGATATCCAAATATCCTTTTCTAGCAAAGGAATGCGTTTTCCAAATATAATCGTCGCCTACACGAAACAGCAATCCAACAGCCGCAAAGTCCTTAACGCTTGCATAGTCAAACGCACCAATACAAGCTCGGTTTTGGAGTTCTGGCATTTCTCGGTTAGTTGCGAGAATATCTTCCCACGGTGCTACTACCTTTTCCAAGTCTACTTCTGGAAGGTTCATTCGTTTAGTCATGAATGCTTCTCTGCCGCTTGGATTATTCGTTAATGCTTCATATTGTTTTCTAACTTTATTTAGTAAGCGTTTAGAACGAGGACTTAATGGCTTTTCAAAAGCAGGATTTGCTTTTTCCCACATATCTTCATTCTTGACTTCCTCTGGATTATCTAGCTTACAAATAAAAGGAAACATGCGATCATTAAGATTTTCACCACTTAAAATTGCTTTACTACGTTCTTCCAACTTGTCATAAAATCCCGCTCTTACAAATCCATTAGTGCCAATAAAAAATTCTCTGGGATTTGCGACTTTGCCAAGTCCTCCAGAGAATACATCAATTATTTGTCTATCTTCATATTCATGTGTTTCATCATAAATAACACAGCCTTCACGACCACCATCTTTAGTTTTTGCATTTGACGTTTGAAATTTAAAAACACTGTTGGTTCCTTTGCCAATAATCTGTGCTTTCCACGCGTCAAAGCTGCCTTCCAATTTAGGATTTCCGTCTATTGTATTAAATACTTCTTTAAAACTAACTTTCGCTTGGTCTTCGGAATTCGCTACTACCGAAACATCGTAATTGTTAATCCCATGTAGCGGACTTATAAAATAATTTGATAATGTACTTATAAACCCGTTCTTACCGCCACCGCGACCAAGTGTTATAAAGAACTCTTCATAAAACAGTTCATTGTCTTCTTTAAAATATAAAAAAATAAATGGTGCAATAAACTTTTCCCAGTTATCCAAAGGAAAGTACCATTTTTCACTAAAAGCAATATAATTTTCTATTTGTGTCTCATCAAAATATATATCATCTCTACTAAGAACATGTTTTTGTAAGTAATTTATTAGATCGATTCGCTCTTTATTGAGTAGTATTTTTCCACTTTCATACGACTGTATATAGTTATCAACGTGTTTATTTGATATCATATCAAGTCACTACCATCTTGATTATCATTTTCGCCTTTGAATATAAAAGAACGTTCAATAGATAATAATGAAGTGTTGATTCGATTTTTTTCTTGTATTGCTGGATTAGTTTTCGTGAATTTTTGCGAGCCGTTTTCAGTGACAACAACAGCACCATCCACTTCAATGCTTTTGTCTAACTCGTAATATATACGTATTAAATTAATATAACGATTAACTTTTTCGAGTTCTTTCTGACTAGTAGTATCAATATTTGATAACAATTCTTTTTCCAATTTCTTTATGTTATATTCCACTTTCAACCCTCCCTCCTTCATGAGACTTTTTAATATTTCTGCGGAGAAGACCCCCACACCGTTCCCCAGAGCCAAATTAAAGAGCAAACCTTTGACCCGGGGTGTCACCATCGTTCATCATTCACCCATTTATTTGTCTTCCTTCTAAATTGAAAGCGATTATGTTTTTTGTTATGACACTTTATACACAGAGTAGTGAGATTATCTATATCAAGCGCAAGTTCAGGATGATGTTCTAAATCCTTAATATGGTCTACATCGAGTCTTTTATGCTTGTCTGGGTCGTGATAATCAGTAAACACCTTGCCTTGGCTCTTGCACTCTTGGCACTCATAGTTGTCACGCTTTAATACTTCTTTACGTATGCTTACCCATGCCTTTGACTTATAGAATGTATGACGTTCTGCTTGTGTTAGCATTAGCATCTAGTCTCTTCACTATTCATTTCTGCAATCTTAGCCAGATTACTTTCAGTAGATAATGAATCTCCAACATTTATACATAGTCTTGAACCTTCATTGTCTACATCAATATATACAATGTCTAAGTTTAATCTTTCGGTTGGTTTAGTTTCAAGGTATGAATCTGTTACCCATAACAACCTAAGTGATTCTAAGGCTTGATGTGGCAATTGTCCGTAGTCATCACCTTCATACTCTATAATAGGAACATCACCTTTGTTTGGTATACGAATGCTTAAATAGTCTTGTCTATTATTTGTAGAGCCGCTTGCCAATGATTTCATCACTATCACCTCAATCATTTAAAAAGTCCAGCACGCAACGTACTAGACTTCATTGTTCTATGTATCCGTAGTTATAAAACCAGTAGACTTCTACGGTGACGAACGTCTTCGTCTTGTCTTTACCTCATTATCTTGCTAATACCCGTAGGCTGAGGTTCTATAGACTGGATCTATATACTCGGCAAGGATTTGCACCTTGCAGGAAGTCAACAGTTTACTAGCATAGTTTCTATTTACACACACGCCAGATGCTAGAGTCTATAACGAGTGTGCATGACTTCTTGTAGAACATTACTGATGCGGTTACCTATTCCGTCACGAGTATTGAGATTGAACAAGAAGGTGTCTCTTGCTGGGACCAGTGAAGTTGGAATGAGATGCGTCTCCCATTAAGACCAACGATCAGATACAAAGCCTCTGTCCGGCAACATAGCAACCTCCTGCTATATCATCATGTGATTATAGATGAGAAGTGAAGTGCAGACTTAATATATTATTTTATTTTGTAATCATCTTCACTTCTCTACTCTATAATATTAGCACGGAAAAACATGTCAAACGGGTCATAAACGGGTCAACTTTTTAATATCCTAGTCTTTCAGCAATTTTATAAATAATCTCTTTCCGTTTTCTTTTTGCTGTGCTTTCACTAATATTCAACTTACATGCAATCCATAACCATGTTGGTCTACTCCTATCCCAATATCTGAATTGTACAAGTTGTTTATCTTCATCAGACAAAGTATTCAATACTGTTTCAATTGCTCTCACAGTATCAGACATCCTTTGTATTTCCCTATCCATTTGTAATAACATCACACGTTGTTCCACTTCATTTGATATCTGGCCAGATGAACCACCGCCTTGATTTTCGTCTTTGAATTCTTGGTGTACTGATCCCATGACGATGTTTGCACGTTTTTCTAGTATTTCTTTTTTTGTAGAATGATAGTAACGAAGTTCATCTTCAATTAATTTATAATGCGCTTGTCGTAATCGTTTTGACATTTAATCACTCTCCATCCACTCAATTAAATCATTCAAATAAAACTGCGCTTTCTTCAAATCTTCAATGCCATTCTTATGTTCATAGCGGGAAACGTATTTAAGTATGTTCCCAGCAACATAACTCGGATAATCCTTTACTTTAGCTTTAATGTAGTCAAGCGTTTCAATACCGCCTGCTGTGTAATGAGCGGGATTGTTTACGTTGTCGTTATTAATGTTTTTCATAGATACTCCATTGGCAGACATTGCCTTCGCGATATTTGCAGCGTCATCGTGATACTTTGCAACTTTATCTTGCGTTGCTTTGTATTTTTGAATTGGCGTATCAATGTAAAATCTCTCGCAGTATCCTTTCGAGGCAAATCCGAGATCAGTGTCACATACCTTTATCACAACAGTATTATTTTTAAATACATTCCACGCATTGTTTTCGGTAGCTTTTTCAACTTCATCCCACTTGTAACCCTTTTTTTCCAACTCAATCATCAATGCATTATAATCTTCTTGTGTTTCTGTATGATACAGTTTCATAGTTTCCTCCTTGTTAGGTAAGATTATTTCTTCAATATCCATGCGTTCCACATAAATTCCTTGATTATATTTCCATTTGTTTATAAATTTTCGAAGACAGGTAAACAATGTCAATCCTCCCTTCTCCTCTTATTGTTCAGTTACAAAACCCATTTTGTAACTTGTAACGCTCAAATCCCTTCTGCCAGAACGTGGTTACAGGTTACAAAAAAAACGGCGAAAAAGTTTTTATTTTTGTACTCTTTTCTTAAATATAAATAAATATATATACTTTTTATTAATAAAAAAATGTAACTTGTAACTTTATGGTGTCTAGCTACTGATGCTATGCGGTTTCTGGAAGTTACATTTTGAACCTCGGGTTACATGTTTTTTGTAACTATTGTCAGAATAGTTTTTAAATAACACACAATTAGCACTTCTGGTAAATTCTTGCAGTCTTTCCATTGATTTTGACAGGCTTTGTCTCTAAATCTAAAACAGATTTGATTGTCGTGTTCAAAGCTCGTCTGCTCTGAACGTTTAATCCATTCTCCTCTGCCCAAAGCTCATACTCTTCGTAAATCTCTGGACCACGCTTACCTTCTACATCTAAAATGTCTAGATCATGAACAAACTCCAGTGTACTGTCATTGTCTTCATGATACCTTGCGTTGAATTCTTCTACTTTACTCGTCTTCGTGAAATCCTCATTTTCATAGATTCGAAAATATGCTTCAACTACTAACTTCGTCCAATATTGTAACGCTTTTTCATTTGTGATATTAGATATAAAACGCTTATCTTTCTTGCTCACTTTTGTAAACATTGGCATCCAAGTTACCCGTCGTTTGTAAGAGTCACCTTTTTCAAATGATTTGATAATGTGATTACTTGTGAAAATTAATGTAGGTGTCATTTCAACACTTTTCGCATTTCCGTATAGTTTTCTCATTTCAACAAAGTCACATGTGGATATGTTCTTCAAGACTTTCATTTGCTCATTATTAATCGGCTCATCTTGTATATCATCACCTAAGTTTGCTAACCGACCTTGTAATACATTGAAATACCTCTCATCTGTCATGTTTTTAATAGACAATCCTGTACAATTCTTCTGATTTAAAATAGACCTTATAATAGAAAGAAGTGTCCCTTTTCCGTTTCCTCCACCGCCTACGAGAATAAAAAATCGACCAATCATTCGTTTTATTTCTTTATCTACAACAAAGCAATATCCCATCATTTCGAGAACAAACTTCTTGTAATCTTCATCTGAGTCGGTTAGGTGGTTCAAATACTCATCAACTATCTGTACTGCTTCTGTTTCAGGGTCATACTTTGCGTGTATGGAGTATGGTGTAAAGTCGGTATAATCAATCTCAATAAACTTACCGTCACGCAAAATCCCATTCTTTAATTTAATATCAAAAACGTCATCATCAGGTATCAACTTTGCTCTGTAGTGCATTTGATTGATAACTTCATCAACGTATCTTGTTTTTTGACCATTGCAGTAATTAAATACTAATCTTTTTAACTGATCGTCATCGCTGATATATTCGTTCCCATCAAAGTAGAAAAGTTGTTTCGAATACTTTACAATACGTTTTTCTTTCATTATTAAGTCAGCAATAGCAGCTTCTCCGTCCTTCACTGCTTTTATTTCCATGTCACGTGATATTGTGTCCATTTCATCAGATGGAAGTGGTGTGGCAAATATGACGTTATTGATGAACGTTACTATGCGAGACCATGAAGATATAGTTGCGATTAATGTCCTGTGTCTAAATAACGCTTGATTCCTACCGTCCCCTTCATCCAACCCATTCAAATCAGAAGCTTTTCGAATGCTTTTGAAAATGCCAGGGAGTTCTTCACGAATACCACTGTTGTCGATTTCTCTTAGATGACCATTTCTTTTGATAGTTATTGATTTCGTGTTGGCGACATGTTTATATTCGACCTCTACACCAAGCGCACATATTCCTTTTGCTCCTCTAAAAGCACTAGGTTTTTTAAAATAGAAATGTGCTCCTCGCTCCGTCCAGACAATCTGTGTTTTTATTTCAAAATAGGAAATAATATCTTTAATTTGCTCCTTACTCAAGTTATCAATATCTATAATCAAGTCAACATCTGTAAGCAAATAACCTGCATCTTGAAATGTTTCATGATTTTCTGATATATCTGCTCCTGATGAGTCGTGTTTTTCTCCTTCTAAATATTCGACATACACATTTATTCCCACCTCTCAATACGTTGTTTCGCTAAATTATAGTAGAAAGTAATATCAATCAATTGACTAAAGTTTTTTAATTTATCACATTCGTCATTCCATACAAGCATATTGTCCGGGGTGTCTGGAAATCTCACCAGCCCATCATCTTGTCTTTTTTTCTGTAACAAAACCCCTTCTTTTCGCGATGCAAATACTCGATTAATCTTATTATATTGTTTACCGTCGCTATCAAAAGTTCCTTTATAAGTCCCACCTGCTTGTAAAATGTACTGGAATAGATGCGGTTTATCTAAATTCTCTTGTATTGTAGTCAAAACGTCTTGATTGTTGACAAGATATTCTACTAAACAAATATCTATAATTCTTATACTATTGTTCTTAAATAGCTGGTCTGAATGATAACGACTTACATCCGCACCTTTTGTCTTAATTTCACCATTTTGTAGAGCGATGTAGTTATTTACATCTTTTTGAATCCATAGTTCAAAATTGTCTTCCTCAAGCGTCAAATGAAAGTCTTCTTCCCATTCCTTCCATATTGTTTTATATTCATTACTAGATGTCGTAAACGCCACCCCATCAGTATTAATATTCACCAAAGTGACAAAGGGCGAAAGACGTTTACAAAGCTCATATAAGGCTATCTGTCCATATACACAAACACTTAGTGCGGCGTTTGGATTATTTAGTAAGGAGTATTGATTTTTCAAGTTACCATAAACCGAGTTGAGAACTAATTTTAAAGCATCGGATAACTTTTTATCCTTGTGTTTCACTTCAATTCGTTTATTTAAAATCTCATGATATTTATTTGTTGCGGGTCCTAATGCTTGTAGATTGAGGATGATATGCGGATACATAGAAGCTACATCTAATAGTTTTACATTCTCAAATCTTTTTCTAGTTGAATGAACACCGTGCAATCCACCGAATCCAAACTGAATATCACAATCAAATTCTTTTATTGTAATACTTTTCTTCTTCTGTTCTTTATCTTGCCAAATATCGACTACTTCATGAGGTACAAGTTTTAACATTTCATAATTTCCCTCTGGATCATATTCACCTAATCGAATATCTGACCATTTTGGTGACGGTTTATCCATCAGAACATTTGCGCTAATAGTCGTCGTGTTCCATTTGTGCGCTTTAGATTGAAGATTATGTGGGAGCATTTCAATTAATGTGTCTTTGACATTGAAATAATTATATTCACGCATTTGAAAGACCTCTATTGTTGTGTCTACATCATAAGAACAGTAATCAATAATTTCTTCTAATTCTTCTTCTGTAAGTTTCCTGTCTATTGTAAAGTCCACACTGGATTCTAAAATCATTTTTCCCATGTTTCCCTCAATCTTCTTTAAACCAGGCTTTGCAACATCAATTTGCTGAAAGCAATCAAGGGAATGAATAGCTGGATGTATTCTTTTCTTTCGCTGACCTCCAATTATTTCATCATTTAATTTCTTTATTTGATACGGAGTAAATCCATCTAACATAGCTGTCAGTATAAAGTCATCGTAGAAATGGTTATTATAACCGACCAATGTTTTTTCTGATATAAGGTCTTTTACACCATCAAAGTTATTATGAAATGACTTGACTATTTTCTTATCAATATCTTTAAATACGACCAGTGTGTCTTCTTGGAACACTTCTATATCATAAAAAAGTAGATTGTTCATTTGCCCCTCCTTGTTTAAGAGCGAACACCTTGGCTCGCTCTTAATTTACTTGATTGTCATTTCGTGATTATTTCTTTTTCTTTGGAAACGGTTTGATATCAGGATAAACAAATTTACCAAAGGCTGACTTAACTTCGACCATTATGTCTTTACCAATCAGTTCTTCTTTATTATCGATACTGATTCCAAACTTCTCTTCAAATTTTTCATATTGTTTTCTTTGCTTCTGAGGATTCGTAAACCACTTTTTCATTGTTTCCATGTAATCTGAATAGGTCATATTAGACTGGTAAAGTTCTCCTTCGTATTCAAATTTAATATGAACTCCGATGCCGTCATCTGTAACGTCTTTAACAGTTGATGAAATGATTTGTCCAACCATATCTTTATCAAACTTAGCAATTTGTTCTGATTCCCACAGGCTATTAAATTTGTCATAGGCATAAACATCTCTCTTCTCTCCTACGGCTTTAGATAAATCGTCAAAGGTTAATTGAAAGTACTCTTGACACCATTCTTCTACTTTTGCTGCTTTTTCTTCGTCTGGAACAAATTCATTTTTTTCTTTATCAAATACATTTTTATTAAAAATAACTTCTCTTAATTCCCCACGTTCCATATCAATAAATTGTAAAGTCGCTTTGCCTTCTTTAATTACTACTTCTACCAATTCTAATTGTTCTAATTTTTCACCTTGTGTCATAATTATTTCTCCACCTTTTCAAATTTTATTTTATTTTGTTGCATGAACATTTCTACAAGTTTTACGTCTTTTTCATCTTCTAAAATGAAAGTAGTGATTTTTTTATCTTTGACGACTTCTGTATGACTTTTCGCCTTTTTAATCTCATCTTGTGCTTTATGTCTATCAGAAACTTTTTGCGCACTAATCGCTAAATCTTTTGATTCTTTATATTCTGCAATGATTTCGTCCGCGTGAGGCATTGTTTCGATGACCTTTAATTCAGTCTCGATTTTTGTCAACCACTCCACCATTTCAGACTCAATTTTGTTAATAGATAATGATTTGTTCAAATGTCTGTTTTCTAAAAAATCATCAAAAGTGAAATATGTTTTAAAGTCATACATTCTGATACGCTTTTCAAACATCCGTTTTAGTACAAGCTTTTTATCTTCTCTTTCTTCTTCTTCCATTTGCGTCACTTGTTGTCTGACCATTTCATCTGCTGTTTTTACAATGGACACAATTTCTTTTACTTGTTTTTCAAATTCGTTATAAGGTTCCAGCATTTCTTTTTTGATTAAAATACGTTCTGACTCTAAGTTCTTTACTTCTTTATTCACTGCCGCAAGTAATTTTTTAGATTGTTTAACGTTCTCTTCTGTTACCTCAATATTTTCAATCTGCTGTGCTAATAATAATGAGTCGCTTTTTATTTTCTTATACGCAGGAAATAAGATAGACCCTTGCGTAACAACAGGCGATTCAATATTAATTTTTGGCAAAGTGTTCAATTATTCTCACCTCTTTTCAAAAAAGCTACAACATCGATGTTTTTATGTTTCGAAGTAAACCAATTTAGCACACCTAAATTTTCATCATAGTTACTTTCAAAATTAGGTTTATTAGCTAATCTGGTAAAGCTCGTTGCTTCTTCAACGTTTGTATTAAATTTTTTAAACTCAACACTGTCACATTCTTTATATAGAAGCAAAATCATCGCCTCTTCCTCTGTCATGATCATTTTTTTGTCCCTCCTCTAATAAAATCTTTCGCTCTTGTGTAATTCAATTAACTGACTTTCTTTACTTCGTCTATTTAAATAGTAGAAAGTTTTACATTGTTGTGTACTCAAATGTCGCTTACCACCTGTATAAGGGTCATATCCGTACTTGGATTTATTACGAGCCATTTCAAGTTTTTTCTCATCGTGATTACTTTCAATAAACAAATAATCAAATTTTAAATGAGGAGCATTCTCTAGCGAACTTGTATCCGTTGCGTAAATAATGTTTTCACCATCAACACACCATGTGTAACCCTGCGTTATAACATCATGAAAACACTCAAATGGTGTGACTTCAAAGGATGGTAATGTAATCTTAAAGTCACTGTTTCCGATAATATCGATATCATACAATTGTGCTATTTGATAATTACCAATGATAGTTATTTTTGGAAACAACTTCCTGATGTTTTCCAAAGTACTAGAATTGATGTGATCAGAATGAATATGAGTTAACAATAAATAATCAATGTCATACAAATGTTCTTTAATTCTTTTAAAAGGAACACCGCAATCAATCATCACATCATTAACAATCACACAGTTACCTTTACTTCCAGATGAGATAATTTTCCATTCAATCAATAATTATTCACATCCTCCACAACTTTCTTCACTTGATTGCGCGGAATGAAAATCTCACTAAATCCATCGTTATCTTGAATCTGTAGCATTCCACTTTCATATAATTTGATAACTGTATAAATTTCACCATCAATAACATACTTCTCAACCCCTGTTCTATCCTGTACCTCTACTTTATCACCAGCTACAATACTCATTTAATCGCCTCCAATTCGTTTTTATAGTCCCACATATCCTGGGATAATTTATCCAAACCAATCGCGAATCTTTCTAAGTCTTTTGGTGTTTTAATGATTGATTTACTCAATTCTTTACTTTTTCTGTGAAGTAAACTGTTTGCTTCGTTGATAATGATTTGTTTTGTCATTTTGCACCTCTAATTTCATAAATGTAATAAAACATATAATGTGAGCCGTAATCTACTATCGTTCTTCCTTTACGTGTCCAGTAACGCACGTAATGAGGTTTGTATTCGTTTAGCTCCCACCAATCATATATAGACTGCAAAGCTTCCTCAAAAGTTGCATATTTATCGTGAATATTATATTCTTTTGTTTGTTTATGTTCCCAATGCACCTCGTATTGCATGACTATACCTCCTATTTATAAAACATTTGATGACCGCATTTTGCTTGGCAGTCGTTTTCGCGAAGTGAGTCAACGAAATTACACATCATGGCCATACTATCGAAATCGGTGAAATTTATTGCGTCAGTTATGTCTTTAGTCCAACTTGCTACAGGTGATAAATTACCAACAAGCGGGGCGACAGCTCGTAGATACTCGTCACAATCCCTCTTGACCTTAGTTATGATATACACCTGTTTACGGTCTTCTAGTCTAGTACGGACACCCAAAGCCTCGTCTATTAATCGACACACGCGCATAGCATGTTCTCGGTCAGTGAAATGTTTAGCTAACGCCGGGTTGTCTGTTGCGTTCACCTCCAAACATCCATCACCAATTCCGACACTTCTAACTAAGACTTGTTGATTGTATTTATTAGTGAATGCAATACGTTTATTAAAACTCATTTTTCTTCACCCTCCAGTTTTTTGATTAATAATTGAATATAATTCTGTGCTTTTTTCAGGTCTTTGATTTCACTTTCTCCCTCTTTTTTACCTGCGCGAGTAATATATTTGATTACGTTACCCTTTTCATAGTTCATGTTGTGACTTTGGATGTATTGTATTGGTTCGATTCCCCCAGAGGTGTAATGGTTCGGGTGGTAGATATCGTCCTTACTTTCTTTTGCAGGTGGAAGGTCGCATTTGATTGGTTCGTGAGTATCAAAGTAATTCGTTTTCTCAATATAAGGTATTACCTCAGTTCCCGGGGTTAATTCGATGTAGTTATTTGGCAACCAACGAATTTCTTTCGATTCGTGAAATTCCCTAACATAAGTCCCGTGTCCATATTTATGATATCTCGCAAGACTAACGAGTACCAAAGGGGTACCGTCAGCCCATTTATAACCTTTTTTGTGCATGTATACCATGTAACCAACATAATCGTTAACACTAGCTAACTGTATAACAGTCCGCATTACTCACTCACCCCCAATTTAGTAGTGTCAAAATCTAGAACCATAGGTGCACTTGATTTTGGTTTGCTTGATGCGTCAATATGAGATACATCGAAACCTAATTCTTTAAGTAGTTTATAACCTTTTGCAGGTGAGTTGGCTTTGATTGTCGCAGTCAGGCGTTGAAATTCGGCTAGTCTAGAAATCCATTCTTTGTCGTTATTGTAGTCTAATTCTTTTACTTCCGGAGTGAATATCTTGATTTTGCCATTCCACCAAACGTTACGACCCAAGTTTTGTTTTAACGCGTCCACATCGTCGAACCAGTCTAAGTTGTCAATAGTGTGGATAGGTGTGTAATAAGATTGTATTTTAGGTTCTAACAAGGAAGCTGTTTTCTTGATTTCTTGTAATTGTTTAACAAATAATTCTAGTGTTTCGTCTAACTCCTCGTTTTCATAAAAGGCGTTAATAGCGTCCGTTTTGATTTGTCGTTCTTTTTCAAGATATTCTGTTCTGATTTCTGATTCCTTTTTGCTGATCACTGCGTATAATTCGCTTTTTAAAATTGCCATTTTATATTCCTCCTAATAAATTAAATAATAAATAGTCAGTGTCAAGGTCAAGATGATTAGCTAAGTCATTTGCGCTAGTCATTCGTCATCCTCCTTCTTCAACGTCTCCGCCGATGTTGTACCATGTTTTCTGTAAGTTTCCTCGCAATACTCACACATTCTAAATCCACCTCACTGTTGGCTCACCTTGATAACCTCTTTCCCATACAAACCATGCGAAACACATAGTACTAGACCATTTTTTCCCATTCTCATCAAGAGCATTTCCATTTCTCAAAGGGTTCTGTCTCTTCGAAAAAACATATACGGCTTTTAGGGGGAGTTTTCTCAAACAACTGTTTTCTTTGCACGCCTTCCAGAAGTTGTATTTTGCAAAACATCGCTACTTTCTTTTCTGCAATTTCTAGTGATTTCTCTATAAATTCTTTTGCAAATTTGAAAGGAGGGTTGGTGACTATGTTATCTACTTTTTGAAAATCCTCTTGTAAAAAGTCTTTAAAGCTTTCTCCGTAGCCTCGATTAATGAGGTCATTGCTGAAAACATTATGACCACTTCTCTTTAGCACCTCTGAAATATGTCCCTCGCCACAACAAGGTTCTAAAATAGTGCCCTCAAAAATTTCTTTTTCTAGTAACGCTAAAGTACTTTCTGGGGGTGTAGCATAATAATCATTATCTTCTCTTCCTCTAAGGGAACCCATTCCCACTAAGTTAGTTCCAATATTGTTCATTCCGTCACCTCTTCTTCAAGAATCGCTTTAATCCGTTCCGCTTTATTTAGATCACTTGTAAAAAATAAATGCGGGTGAACATCGCCGATTGCTTCCCAATTTTTACAGCTTTTATCATTCGCCAGAAACCAATCTGCCGTTGCTGCTAAACATTCGTCTGTGATAATTCTGCGATTATCACTCATAACGCCATTTTTTAAAATACGTGTTAAATATATATCTCCTGAAATCGCTGCGTTTGCTAATTTTAAATTTTCGTATGCCATTATTTCCCCTCCAACAAATCCAAATTTTCGTGTATGTTTCCGCAAATCTCAATGCCATCAGCAACTTCCCACAAGTCCTCTGCGATGTTTTCCCATAGATACAAGAACTTAGCGTCTTCAAATTTAACAATGCCATAGCACTCATTGTGTTCATCCCAGCCTATATCCCCTTCAAAAATCTTCTTGCCGTTTTTGTCTTTTAACCCTGTGTATTGCCCAAGTGTTTTTTCGTCTATCGCGTGCATGTTATTAATAATAAAATGTGCATAAGTTAATGTGCTAGCGCCTTTTCGTTCATCTGCAAAAATGAAAGTAGCGCTATCCTCAAACTGCATTAAATTACCGTAAACCCATTCTCCGTTATCTATTCGTTTACCTCTAAACTCAATCTCTCTCATGCTATCGTCCCTTCCTTCGGCTTATTTTTGAATTTAAATTCAGATAGTCCGTACAATCCACACTCGCCATTATCTTTTTCTAAAACAGCATATACGCCCGATTCACCGGCTATTGTTTCTTGGATAGTTACAAATTCGTGAAAGTATGCTATTTCGTTTGTTTCTTTATAACGATATGATGTTCTGATGTCTATTTCTTCTTCGTAGTACTCTTCTCTTTTTAAAAGGATTACTTCTCTCATGTTTCACCCTCCGAATCTTCAACAGGAACAGCAAACTGCCAATAACGTTCGTCTATTTCTTTTATTTCAGCTTCTGTAAATTGTGTTTTAAAAATGTCATTTAGAACACTATCACTCAAAGACCGACGCCCATCATTTCGTACATTGAGATAGCCAGAACAATTATTAATAAAGCGCACATAATAAAGCGGTTCTTTCTCGACTTCGTAGCCGTCAAGCCAAGCGCGTGCAAATAGTTCTTGATTATCAGCTGTTGAAGTTAACCATTCATACATTTCATCAGGCATATCATTATTTTCATAGCTTATCGACCAGATCAAATTGTATCCTTCTTGTCTACGACGACTTATCCAATCAGCTACAAATTGCGGAACTTTTAAAACTGGAGCCGGAGAAAGTAATTCGCGTTCAGCAAACCAAATTTTCTTCTCACCTCCGAAATATACAATTTGATAGGATATATCATGATTAGTTGCTCTTATTTCAGTAACTACACCTTGTGTCAATGTTCCTCTGTAAATAAACTCTACTTTATCGCCTTTTTTAAATCTCATGCTTGTTCCTCCTTGAACAATTTTGCTATATTCTCAATTACATTAACTGTCACGCTGTTCCCTGCCTGTTTGTATAATTGACTATTGCTATTTACTTCTGCTGCTCGATCAAATGCCCAATCTGGAAATCCTTGTAGCCTCCAGCATTCACGAGGCGTTAGTTTTCTAATTCTGAAATTACCTTCATGCAATAAATTATTTTCTTGCCAACTACTTGATGATAGCGTAGGTGCTATATCGTGTTTTCCTCCCTTGTTATAGCCACGCGATTTTTGAATAATAGCTACTTTTAGACCTTCACCTTTGTTAGTTGTTAGTGTGGGGCAAATACCTTCATCTGAATAAACCTTACCGTTCATGCCTTGGCCAGAAGGATTTACGTTTCCGACTGGCACAACTACACCTTGATTACAAGACGTATCCAGCGTATTAGCTATTTGATTCCCTACTCGGCCACGCCTTGTGTTAGAGTTTGGCATAGCTAAATTCACGCTATCAAATGGTTTAGCAAGGGCATATCCTCTCTTTGTTGCCTCACAAATCGGAATAAGTACACCGTGAACATCTTGAACTGTTAGTGTAAACATTTCTTCTCCAGCATCTTTAAATCTACGACCGTTTTGCCTTTTTTCTTCTCGACCTGGTGTTAGTACAGGGATAGCTATTTTTGGTTCTCTCCCACCGCCTTGCATCGTGTCAAGACAAGGCGCTATTCCACTCACATCGTAAAATCTATTCAGACTATCAAACTTCAATTGTTCTCTCACTTTTTTGGAATCATTTATAGCTTTTATATCGTTTTTATTAAACGTTCTGTTTTCTCCTCCGAGAGGAAATATTTCTCGTCCACCTGTTCCTCTAAGATGTCCGATAATGAACACGCGTTCTCTGTTTTGCGGAACTCCGAAATCTTTGCTGTTAAGAACTCGCCATTCCGCATCATACCCCAATTCATCGAGCGTGGTAAGGATGGTAGCAAACGTTTCTCCTTTGTTGTGTGATAGTAACCCTTTAACGTTCTCAAGGAAAAGAATGCGTGGTTGGATTTGTTTAGCTGCTCTAGCAATTTCAAAGAACAAAGTTCCTCTAGTTTCTTCGAAGCCCAATCGTTTTCCTGCAATTGAGAATGCTTGACAAGGGAATCCTCCGCAAATAACGTCAATTGTTCCGCGCAGTTCTCGCCATTCATCATCTGTAACTTTTGTGATGTCTTCACGTGTCCACTCTCCTTCCGTTTCATGAATCGCTTCATAACTCTTTCGTGCGAATTTATCAATTTCTACATAGCCTACACACTTATGACCGGCACGTTCCATGCCAAGACGAAATCCGCCAATACCTGCAAACAGATCTAAAAATTTCACGCCTGCACCTCCTTCATAACTCATAAATTCTTAATCTCTTCTAGCTTTTCAATCAGTTGTTCGGGGGTTAATTCAAGCAAAATATCTTTTATAGAGTTTTTTCCGTCCTCAAACTTTACAAGTACAAGAGATACAATATTAGAATCAAGATTTTCTATCACTCTCGCTTGATAGCCATTTTCAAAACTATAAGCAGTTAGTTTTATACCATTGTCACTTAATCTTGTTCTCTCTGTGATGTATTCTTTATACTCATTTGCGATTGTTTTCATGTGTTTAACTCCTTGCTCAGCCATTTTTGCGTTTCTTCTTTTTCTTTCTTTGATGTCTCATTTATTAATCGCTCTAAAATCTCAATTTGAAAATCAATTTCTTTCCGTTTTTCTTTTTGATATAACAACATTTCTTTTAATCTGCATAAATCGATTGTATTTTGTACATTCATCTATCATCGCTCCTTAATGCCGAAATCCATCATCCCAGTAATCATCAACTATCATCGGATTTTCTACATTCATTCTCTATCACTCCTTGCAAGAAGCATTAATAGTAGTATCAAAGCAACAATCATTATTAATTCAGCCATTTAATATCAATCCGCCAATACTTACTAAAAACGCGATTAACACGGTCAAAGCTAAACAAAACAATGTGCATCTGTCTGATTTTTCAATATATTCATTTTCGTTTTCATCAATACTTACTAGTCCGAAAAATCGTAATAACTTCATTTAAAAACCTCATTTCAAGAATATTTTAATCCACGCCGCTACAATATATGTGACTGATAATAATGCTCCGACCTGGAAACAAAACAGAAATACTAGTAGCTTACTTTCATATTCATTTAAAAATTTTTTCATTCTCTTATCTCCACATCTGTGCTATAATTAATACAAATATTATTTCGTAACTCACAGTTTTAGTAAGCTCTAACTTACTATTTATAGCTGTGGGTTTTTCTTTTACCAATGCCGCTCAATCGAATTCGCAAATCTATGCTTGTACTTTGGTCTCTTCTTGTGTTTTATTTCGTGGTCTAAATGCCGAGATTGAAGCTCTGTGAGTAAATATTTACCCGTTGATTTAGGACAAAAATTTGGGTCATATTTTCGTATTTTGGCAAGTAATATTTCGACTTCATCAATCATTTTCAGACCTCCTTATATACAAATTTTTTAATTAGCCAATCATTTGCTTTTACCGCATCAAATGCCCACGCTTCACGTTGATTTTTTGTAGCCCAATTGCTAAATTCTGCAAGCTCTGGAAAGTCTTTTATGTTATCTAACCACCAACCGTAAGTTCTTGGACTAGCTTGTGCGAATTCTTCTAATGTCCAAACACCATACAAGAAATTTATAGCTCTATGTTTGTTCTTTACAGGACGACCCATTTCATTCGCTCCTTTCGTGAATTTCCAATTCTAAAATTTCAATGATGTTTTTTCTAACTTTCGACGCTTCGCGCTTGCCGTTTATAATATCTGACAAATACGGATTGCTAATATTCAATGTCTTCGCTAAATCAGATTGTTTCATATTAATTGCTTTTAATTTTGCGTAAACCGCAACCGCAAAACGCTGATGTTCTACTGACATGTTTTTGCTCCTTTCTATCTAATTTGCTAATTATTTAGCATAATGTTGACAAAAACAACCATTAATGATAGTATAAATCCATAGTTAAACAAGCCTTCGCAAAAGCCACAAATCGTTGGGGAACGAATTTTTTATGGGGTTATTTGTTATCTTGTTTAGCTAAATAATTAGCTTATGGATATATATTACCACCACTTATGGTAGTTGTAAAGTATTTTTACAACCTTTTTTGGTAGTTTGTATCCTTCGAGACTGCGAGGCACTGATATGACTACGTTTGAACGAATAAAAAAACTTTCAGCGAAGAAAGGAATCACAATTTCTCAACTGACTAGCGAATTGGAAATGGGGGAAAATTCCATCTACAGATGGAAAACACAAAAACCAGCATTGGATAAACTACAAAAAGTGGCCGACTATTTCAATGTCTCTATTGATTATCTCGTTGGTCGCAGTGACAACCCAATCATTGACTCCGACATCTCGCCGGAAGCAGCAACTTTGGCGGCGCACATTGATCCCGCGGCAACCGAAGAAGACATGAAAAAAATTCTTGAATATATTGATTTCATTCAACAAAAATACAAATAGGAAATGAGTTGGAAGTATGTGGTTAGATAAATACAGAGAGCAATATCCTGAATTAACCATCATAGAAGATACAAAAATGGAAAATACTCACAAGGGGCTGTATTACAATAAACATATTTTTGTAAATCCGAATCAGAGCGATGTTGAAATGCGTTGCACGTTGGCAGAGGAAATTGGTCATCATCATTTGACCGTTGGCAATATTATCAAACAGGAAACAGTTAATGATAGAAAACAAGAAAAACTCGCTAGAAATTGGGGTTATGAGTCACTAGTACCTCTACGAAAAATAATTGATTCTTATTATGAAGGTTACACAGAATACTATGAAGTTGCAGATTTTTTAGAAGTGACAGAAGATTTTTTAAAACATTCTATCGAATATTATAAAAATAAATACGGAAATACAGTTGAATGTAATGGCTATGTAATTATTTTTAGAAGTAGCATTCAAATTATTGCTTGTTAGGTATTTACACTATTGTGTTTATATAAAAAAATAATAAAGGGAGAGAAATGAAATGATTGGTTTATCAGTGCTTATGTTAGTGCTAGGCTTTTTTGGACTAGTAACGGGAATCGTTCTTTTATGTATTAAAAGAACAAGAAAGGCTGGGTTAATTACTACAATATCATCAGTGATATTAGGGATAATCTTTACTATTGTTTTAGCAGTTGGTGGTTTTAATGCTGTTAAGGAAGGCGTATCTAAAAACACAACTAATGATTCTGTTTCTCAAGAAGATTCATATTCAGATGATAGCGAAGATAACTACAATGATGAATCTTTGAACACAGATGAAACAGAGTCTTTAAGCATAGGAGATGTAGAATCATTTAGTAATGAAGACGATGGAACCTCTGTGGATGTGAAAATAAAAGAGGTACAAAAGGTCACTCCTACAGCTGAAGATGAAAGCACCGGTAATTATTTTATTAAAGCCATAGTTGAATTTAAAAATACTGGAACAGAATCTTATACTGCTAATGCGGCAGAATTCTCAATATATGATGGAAACGATGAAAAAGGAGAAGTTTCTTCTAAAGATTTTATTGTAGAAGAAGTTGCACCTGGAAAAACTTATACCGGAAATGTATTTTTTGATGTGAAAAATGATGGACCATATGAAATTCATTTATATGATTCATCATGGACATGGACCGGAGAACATAATTAATTAAAAAATAACAAAAAAACGCCCTCCCCGCACAGAGATAAGCGTTTCTAACTACACACATAGAGTATGCAAATTCATTTTACCATAATTTGCTATACCCTTCAAAAGAACATATGTTCCAAAAATAAACAGGTGGTGGTATTAATGAAGATAAAAAAATTAACAAACGGAAAATACGCCGTTCGTTTGCGCATAAAAGTCGACGGTGAATGGAAAGAAAAGCGTTTGACAGATACCAGTGAAACAAACTTAATGTATAAAGCATCTAAATTATTAAAACAAGTTCAGCATGATAGTAGTTCGTTAAAAGAATGGAACTTCAAAGATTTTTATACACTATTCATGAAAACTTTTAAAGATGGAAAAAGCAGTCAATCTACAATTAATTTGTATGATCTTGCTTATAATCAGTTCATTGATTATTTCGACGAAAAAATTAAACTTAATTCGATTGACGCTGTTCAGTATCAACAATTTATTAATCATTTATCTGCCGACTACGCAATATCCACCGTAGATACCAGACACCGCAAGATTAGAGCGATTTTTAATAAAGCTGTCCATTTAGGCTACATGAAGAAAAACCCAGGCACAGGCGCTCATATAAGCGGACATGATGTGGCAAAAACAAAAGCACAATTTATGGAAACCGACAAGGTTCATTTACTATTAGAAGAACTTGCAAAGTTTCATTCTATATCACGAGCAGTTATCTTTTTAGCAGTACAGACAGGTATGAGGTTCGAAGAAATTATTGCACTAACAAAGAAAGATATTAATTTCAATAAACGTTCTATAACAGTCAATAAAGCTTGGGATTACAAATATACTAATACATTCATTGATACTAAAACGAAAAAATCACGTGTGATTTATATTGATAACTCCACCGTTCAATATTTACAGTCTTATCTTGCATGGCATAGTGCTTATACAAAAGAATATAGTATAAAAAATCCACAGATGTTATTATTCATCACCTATCACAATAAACCAGTGGATAACGCATCATGTAATAAAGCTTTGAAAAAGATATGCAGTACAATTAATTCTGAACCAGTGACATTGCATAAGTTACGACACACTCACACAGGACTATGCGTTGAGGCAGGCATGGATATCATTTATGTAGCTGATAGACTTGGTCATGATGATATTAATACAACATTAAAATATTATAGCCACCTAAGTTCTAATTTGCGTCAACATAATCAGTCTAAAGTAGATGCTTTTTTCACACTAAAAACAGACGAAAATACCACAAATTTTGCCACAAATGCCACAAAAACGACGGAATAA